GCAATCGAGGGCATTTTTATTGATTCCGCAGAACAAAACTACATTGCCGATTTAAAAACAGAATTTGCACAGCTGCACTTACCACCAATTGCAGGGAGCTACAAAGCGACGATAAAAGAACGTATCGATTTGATGATAGTCTTAATGGCGACCAAAAGAATTAAATTCAATAACACCGTTCAAGGGCGCAATGCGTTACAGGCTTATAAATTAGCAAAATGGACAGACGGAAAGAAAGGCGAAGAAAGAGAAGACAACAACGAATGGTTTAACGATGTTATGGACAGCGAAGAATATTCGGTGACACGTCATATGATTACGCTGTTAAAGGCAGGTAAAAATGTTAATTAAAGACTGGCTAGATAAACGGCGGCGGCAGAGGCTGAAAGGAGATTTAGACATTTTGAGAAACGAAATAAATTTCAATCCATTCGCGGTTACATTCAATAATCACGAAACCGAAGATTATTTTTCGCGGCGGATAACTGAATACAGAATATGGTCTATGGGAAACGGTGAAGTTCTCCGTGAATTTTATCATCACGGCGCAATTTCCGAAAATGATTACGATAAAATAAATTACTTTTGGCGTTGCGCTACGCCTGACATCAGAATGATACACAGCGGAATCCCCGGATTGATTTGCTCTAAATTTCCTCGAATTCTTTTCGGCGACGGCATACAGGTTACAATAAACGTGTTAAACGAAGACGGTAAACCGAACGACGGCGAATCGAAAAAAGCAACGGATTTCATAAACAATCTGCTCGATAAAATTAAATTTGACGACGTGTTGACAAAAGCGTGCACGGACGAATCGTGGGGCGGACATATGTTTTTGAAACTGTCGCACGATATCGATTTGTCGCATTACCCGATTGTTGAATCGGGCGATATGATGAACTCCGAAATCGTCAAGAAGCGCGGGATAACGACTGCAATTATTTTCCACTCGTGGTATGAAAAAAAGAGTGTTAAATATCGGCTAGACGAGATTTATGCGCTAAACGATATAGGCGAAAACACAATTACATATCAGTTGTTTAACGTATCGAAGAATCCGCCCGAACAGGTTCCGTTGGATACTGTTTCCGAAACTGCTGATATTCTAGCCTTACCGAGCATAGACGAAAACGGGACACTCACCTTTAAAGGCTTAAAAGGCTTATTGGCGTTCGAAAAACCGAATAAATTACCGAATAGAGAATTTCCGCATTCGAACTACGGCGCTTCTGATTTTTCGGGCTGTATTGACAGCTTTGACGCGTTGGACGAAACATATTCCGAAATTATAGCCGAAATCAGGGATAATAAAACCATACGTTATTATCCCGAAACAATGCTCCGCCGCGATGAAAACAACGACATAATCAATCCGAAGAATTCATATACGACGAATTACGTTTTGACCGCAAAGGAGACAGACCAAGACCAGCACCCGAACGGCGATGAAACCGAAGAAATAAAAATACAGCAGATACCCGACAAGACCGACGACAACAAAACAAAGTTTACAACGGCGCTGACAACGTGTTTGAATAATTGCGGTCTATCGCCATTTTCGATTGGCATAACAGGTTTGGAAAGTATAAATTCTTCGGCGGAATCACAGCAAGAGCGAAACAAAGTAACGATTGAAACACGCTCGGCAAAATTAAAACTGTATAAACCATTTCTCGAAAGTTTTATCCGCCAGTTACTTTTATACAATTCGTGGTTGATAAAAACACAGGGATTTAAGCAAGCGGACTTTCCCGGCTATGACGTCGATATGAATATGATTACCGTTGACATAGAATTCGGAGATTACATAGCCGATACCGATAAGCAGAAAATCGAGATTTGGGGCAGTGCTAAAACGCAGGGCGTTTGTTCGACGGAAGAAGCGGTACAGAAAATACACCGCGACTGGGCGGAAGACCAAGTCCAAGACGAAGTAAATAAAATACGTTTTGAGCAGGGAATGTCGGCGGATAATCCTAATAACCTGCCCGAACTGACGGGAACGGCACAGCCGAATGAACCGGCGCAAACGATTGACGAGGCGTTAAATGGCGGCACGGGACAGCAGTAAAATATTAAACTCGCCGCCGCCTGACACAGCGAGAAAAATATTGATTTCTACTCAAACCGTTGTAACAAAAATCAAAGAAACGATTACAGCGGCGATTGCGAATAATTTACCGCAAAAAGAATTAACCGAACAATTAAACAAACTGATTTCTGATTATTGCAATACATTGACAGATCGTGCATTGCGCGAAGAAAGCCGCAAAGCTTTAGTGTCTTCGGCAAAAAAGTGGTATTTTGAACTGTCCGAAACGGTTAAGATTTTAAATCACAATTTACTATTACAAAACAACGGAATCTATAATATTTCTCTGTTTAAACGCACAAACACAGGATACATAAAAGAAGTCCGCAGATTATCTACTAGCGGACAAAATATCGGAGCTCCTGTCGTGTCAGATTACCGCGAAAAAATGAAGATTGCGATTAAGGCGTTAGCGGCAGAGCCCCCGAAAGTTGTAATGATAAGTAAAGGAGCGGCGGCGGGTTCAACGTATATAATGCCGCTTAGAAACCGTGCGGAAATGGCTGTTCGGTATGAAGCGAATATGCAAGACCTCGAACGGTTTAAATCAAGCGGAGTTAAGTTGGTTTGGATTTCCTCACATCCTAACTGTTCACCGCGTTGCGCACAGTTTCAGGGTAAATTATATTCGCTAGACGGCACTAGCGGCATTGAGAGCGGCAATAGGTACGTTCCGATAGAAACCGCCCTGCAAGGTTTAAACGGCGACGGAAACGGTTGTATCAGCGGATATAATTGCAGACACAGAGCGATTGAATACAGGCCGCAAAGCAGACCGCCTGCCGATTTTACAAACAAAGAAATTAAGAAAGAATACGCGATTGACAAACAGCAAAGAAACTATGAAAACACTATTAGGCAGTTAAAAACAGAAGAAAGATTAATGCGCGCTTCTGGATTTTCGGAAGAAGCAAGTTTGTCAAGAAAGCGGTGGCGGCGGTTACAGTTAAACTATCAGGCATATTCAGCTAGAAACGGGAGAGCGTTTTATCCGTATCGGTATATCATAGATAGCGTGGAAGAGGTTAAAGGTGAAAGCGAAGACCTTTCATTTTAGGTCATAAACAATAAATTTTTAAAGGTAGGTTAAAAAATGGGAAACGAAGAATTTCAAAAGTTATGTAAACAGTCTGTGGTTGATTATTTCAACACGAACGCAGAAAAAACAGACGGAAAAAGTATTACGACTGACGACGTTTTTATTGTTTGGGAATGCAAAATATTGCAGAACAATAAGGCGTTGGCTAGCACTACAGTTTGTGACGGAATGTATTACGAATTGACATTTAATGGTGATAAACACGAATTGTATATCGACGCTTATAAAAAATGGGAAAATGTCTGTCTGAAAGTCGGAGGTTGAAATGAAATTCAAAACATTTCGTATGCGGTGTTAAACAGCGATTAATTTTATCAATAAAACCGTTTATGCGGTGGCAGTTGCTATTATCTTGCGCGGTTCCGTGGATAGTAATAGACGGCGGCGGTTTTATTTTGCCGATAATCGGATTAATATTTCACAATGCGAAAATGACAGCAATAGGCGCAACGTGGTTTACGATACTGCATTTGCCGATTTGTCACGAAGCGTTAATAATCGTGCCTATTGGAATGTGGATACACAAACGATTATTTCCAAACGACTGGAGAACAAAATACAGATTATTGCGGTTATTTGTTCAGGCACGAAAAGATTACAGATTTACAATTAAAAAAATAAAAAAGTTATTTAAACATTCTTGAAATTCAAGAGTGTTTTTTTAATACTCGCTTATCCACTAGCGTGGAAAAAGTTTCTTTCTGCGTATAAAAGCGCGGAATGCTCTCGACGGAGATTTAAACGTAAAAATATTGCCCCGGGCAAGGCATTTAAAAGGCTTACCGTTCGCGGAAGAAACCGCGTTTAAAAACGAAAACGGTTAGGAGAATTTATGGCAACATTAAAAGAATTGTTAGGCGACAGTTACAAAGACACGTTGACGGCGGCGGAAATAGACAAACTGCTGGAAACGAAAAAGCTTGCAGACCTCACAAGCGGAAATTATGTCGATAAGCAAAAGTATGAAGATTTAAAAAAAGACCTCGAGGCAAAATCGACGGCGGCGAGCGAACAATTAAAACAGCTTGACGAATTAAGAAAAACCGCAGGCGCAAGCGAACAGTTAAAGACTGAAATCGACAATTTGAAAAAAACATTGACGGATAAAGAATCCGAGTTTTCGCAGAAGTACAATGCGAGAGAAAGACAGTATTTAATCGACGATGTTTTAAAATCGGCAAAACCGAAGAATCTCGGCGCGTTAAAAGGCGCGCTTAACGGTAAATTCGATTTTGACAAGGCAGAAATTAAAGACGGAAAAATCGCGGGGTTTGACGATATTCTAAACGAATTAAAAAAATCAGACGAATATCTGTTTGAACAAACCACTCCGACAATCCCCGCGGCGGGAAGAGAGCCGCATACGCCTCCGAGCGGAGACGAATTTAGTGATTTAAGAAAATTATAAAAATAAAAGGAGTAATCAAAAATTATGAGCAACACAATTTCAAAGGCAGTTGCCTACATCAAAGAGCCGTCCGAAATCGAGGCGGTATTTGCGGAAGAATCCAAAACTATGGATTTGGAAGTTCCGAACAAAGCGATAGGCGCAAGCACGGTTAAATATCAGCATATAGAATTCGGCGATTATGTTTTCGACGATTTCAGCAGAACTACCGGATATTCCACCAAAGACATAATTTTGACGTGGAAAGAAAAAACATTAACTCAGGACAAAGGCGATTCTCTCAAAATCGACATAATGGACGATGAGGAATCAATGGCGAACGGCATTGTTGCGTTACACAACAGGTTTGTCAGAAAAGTAGAAGTTCCCGCTATTGACAA